CGGGATTTTTCAGTTATCCTATATAAGACAGATGCCGAATGCGTAAAATGGAAACTAGAGGGGCAAGTTTTTGAGCTATGCAAGCGTGATGAGGGTTTTCCGCAGAAACTAATCGGAATATCCGCAACTGATTATGCGAAAGAGCGGGATTTTCAAGACCTACTTATCAACCGATGCCAGAAATGGAAGAGGTAATTCTTTCTGTTTTCTCTGCCTAATTAATTGAGCCTCAGTAGCCTTTTTCAGTTTCTCAATTACCGCCTCGCTATTCCTACCACCCCTGCTAAACGTCCATAGTCCATGCTTTTCATAATAGTCAGCATCCTCCATAGGTTCAAAGATGTTATATTCAAGTGATTCTCTTTCCATTATAATCCTTAAAAGTGAGCGATAGTTTTAATTCTACCGCCCACCTAAGCAAAAACGACTTAGCGACATTTACGAGAAGCACCAGGTCATTACTTTAAAAACTTATCTAAATCTTTCTCTAGCTGCTTTAGTCCCAATGGCGTCAATGCCCTAACATCGGTAGGGCCATTTGGGATTCCTTTCTCAATCTTAAACTCTTCCCACCCCTCGGTATCTACGCTTTTAGCCTTCTGACATTTAGCGAATATTGCGGTAAGGGGGTCTGCTTTCCTAGTGGATCCAGAAGCACTGTTCCCATCATCATCTAAGGTCCCACACACCCCACATATCGATTCGATACTATAGCGGCGTAAGTAAGTTACAGCGGCGCCGTAGCCTTGGACGTTATCCTTATCTGGGTTAATGGGAACGAACGAGCTTAAGCTGTCACCCTTTTTATCTATAATAGAAGTTTTTAACCCGTGGACACCCTCGTTATAATCGAAGTTCTGAATCAGCATTAATCCCGCCTCTTGTAGTGCTGGTTTAACTACGGCCATTAATCCTGGTAGGTCCACATACTTGCTTTTAAAGTGGGGATTAGTCGCATCCTTTATAGGGTCCTTAACTAATCCTTGGAACTTAAAATATGCCTCGTAGATACTCATATCATTCTCATAAAAGGAATATCGTCAGCTATAAACCCTGAGCCGGATTCTTGAGCCACTTGTTTTTGATCTTGCTTATCAATCCCACCTAGGAGCTCAACATCAAAACAGTTAATAATAGGCTTCTGGAACTTAACCCCATCTTTCTCCCACCGTTGAACGTCTAGTTTTCCGTTAATACAGACTTTCTTACCTTTCAGCATATACTGTTGAACGGTCTCGGCTGACTTGCCCCAGAGGGCTACGTCTAGAAACATTACCTCGTCTTTTTTCATCTTATTAACAGCAATTGAGAAGTTTAAAACAGGTTTTCCCCCTGTGGTCATTTTGAATTCTGCGTCTCTGGTTAAATTCCCAACGCCTACAAATAAATTAGTGTTCATTATTAGCCTCCTATTTAAAGCCTAGTTTTTCTTTCCTAACTCTGGTTTTAGCTTTACCTAAACCCATGTCATTTTTTACCATTTCCAATAAAGCCCTTAATCCCCTAGTCCTGGAACCATTCCCCACCGACTTGAGTTCTTCGCGCTCTTTTTCAGATAATCTAAAATTAGTTAAACTCATTCAATATCCTTTTGTGTAGACGACAGTATATACAGGTTGCCAGATTGTAAACCTGTTTATAAGATTTACATATGAATAGATTCAACGGATTATGGGTCGATGTATTACTAACAATTATCTCTATAGCTATATTGTCGGCTATTCTGGAGTTTATAAGTGTTTAACTGTTTCAAGAAAGATTATGTAAAACCCACAGAAGAACCACCTCTAGAGGGTGACGATAGCTCAACCAGAAGAAAGACCGGGCTACTTATAGGGCACTCCTTTAATGATAAAGGGGCTAGTAATAGTGAATGGTATGTTAAAAACGTAGAATATGACCCGACTTATGACGAGTACGTTAAAGAATATGACATGGACGGGGATAGAGTATTAGAAGAGTATGAACTTAATTTAAAAGCCGCCACAATTTCAACACTAACCTACGCCACCAGGGACGACGGTAGGGGCAGACGGGGTGCCTGTGAAGAGTTAGCCGAGGCAGATTGTACTGAAATAGTTTCCATGCACTGCAATTCCTACAACGGTGGAGCTCGGGGTTTTGAGGTCTGGTATCTCGACGGGGTTATTGAGTCTAAGCGGTTTGCTCAGAAGTTTTACGATGCCTTTATGGAACAATTTCCAGAGACAATAGGTCGTGGACTTAAAAAGGGTCATAAACGTAGTCGTGCTTATGGTGTATTAGATGCTGGTCGTGACTACGGTATTAGAAAAACAATCCTAGTGGAATATTACTTCCTAGACGTTAGGGCCGATTTCATCCCACCAGAAGAGATTGGGAAGTTTTTAAGAAAGTTTGGGAGTAAAGGTTGAGATACCTTATCGCCCAAGGGAAGGCATGTTGTTCATACCCCCACAACGGTAGGATCCGATTCTGGCTTAATCTCCCCCGAGCCCTAGTTAATTTTTACTGGAAACGCTTTAACGATTGGTATATTTATGGAAATTGTAGAAAGTAACTACCACCTATCATTTTTCAAAGGAACAGATATGAAATCAGTATTTGAGTTTTCTTTACCGGAAGAAGAACAATTCCATTACGAAGCTCTCAATGGTCACAAGTACAGAGAGCTCATTACAAGACTTGAGATTGAATTAAGTGACGCTGTTAAAGCGGCTCACGGAACGCCCGAGGCTGACTATCTTAATCCAGTACTAAAGAGGATTCACGACTTAGCTGTTGAAATTGACGTGAAGCTAAACAGAAAATAAACTTTAAGGGTGAGAGAATTTGCCCTTATCTTATTTCTTCTAGTGGTTATAAATCCTTATGAGGGTAGAGGGATAGACTACGCAGAAGATGAACCCCAGTTATACGAGTATGAAACCGAATACAATATAGAAGTTTATGGTCCCGATTCCGTGAACAGCGAAGGTTCCGTGGTTACGGAATACACCGACGAACAAATAGACCGATTCATTCAAAAAGCTAATAGGGTTATCAATTCTGCATACCCTCCTTATGTTAATTCCAATTCTTATGGTTTTTAGTTATGGTGTTGGAATGCTTAAAAGAATAAGAAATATTGATATTATAGAGGGAGAGGTGTGGAAAACCATTAAAGGTTTTGACGATTACAAATTTTCTAGCCTCGGGAGAATTATCTCTAAGGAGAGAGTCAGGCCGCCCGCCTATGATAAGTGTGGTTATGTACGGATGGGTTTTGCTGTTAATGGGAAATCTAGGTCTTATTTGGTGCATAGGTTAATTATGGAAGCATTTATTGGGAAGAGTGATTTACAAGTTAACCATAAAAACGGAATCAAAGACGATAACCGGATTGAAAATCTGGAGTATTTAACAGCTAAAGAAAATATGAGGCACGCATTTAGAACCGGATTAATGGGCACTAGTGGGGAGCTCAACTATCAAGCCAAGTTAACAAATGTTCAAGCCTTAGACGTTCATGCGAGACTAAAAAGGGGTGAGCGGAGTTGCGATATAGCAGATATGTATAATGTTACACGAACCATAATATCGTCTATCAAAAGAGGGATAACCTACAAAATTCAAGATATAACCTAGCGAGTGGGTTGGGTAATTGCATTACTGATTTAATCCCCTACACTTTTAGTTATGGATATCTATGTTTTGCCGGACCGTCAGGTACGTCCGGATGTCGACACTAGTTACAATAAATCTATCGCCGCTCATATCGCCGAGGTAAAACCCGATGTAATAGTTTGCATGGGTGACTTCTACGATATGAAATCTCTCTCCTATTACGATAAGGGCAAGAAGTCCCACGAGGTTTTTAACTTTATAGAGGACGTTGAGTCTGGAAACGAATGCGATAGAGAGTTCTTCGCTTGGCTTAAAGAGTACTGGCCCCGTTATAAATCAAAAACTAAACGATATAGATTCTTAGGTAATCACTGTGACCGAATAAGAAAGGCCTTCGACTTTGGGGATGCTAATTTAAGAGAGCTCATTAGAAGGTTTCGCCCAGATCATTCTCGTTGGACTAAGACCTACCCGTTTCTAACTGTTAAAAAAATAGGTGGCGTAAATTTCTCCCACTACTTCCCAAACGATAATTCTGGTAAACCAATTGGAACCGCTAGGCAGTTACTACAAAAAAGACATGAGAGTTGTGTAGCCGGCCACCAGCAGGGTTTCGATTACGCCGAGCAATTAACGTTTAATGGCAAGGTGATTCAGTCGATAATAGCTGGATCATGTTATTTACATGATGAAGAGTATAAGGGACCGAATAACCATCATTTTCGTGGAACGCTAATACTGCGAAACGTTAAAAACGGAATGTTTGATATAGAGCGATTTAGTCTGGCTAATCTAATGGCCAAATACAAATGAGCCGTAAAAACAATCTAAAATACCACCCCGATTTAGTGTGGACTCGACCTTATGTAGAGGCGGCGTGGAAACATATCCCTAGAGGCTTCAAATTAACCCGTATCAACGCCTGTTACCCTCAAACTAGTAAGTGCCTAGGTTTTTACGGTCAGCTCTCAGAAACGGAAACAGGGCACTGTCTTAGCCTCTATACTCATTATTGGTGGCATATCTCCTGGTTCCCTAAAAAGAGAAAGATTCAACCATTTAGTAAAATTGACCTCCTTCAAACCCTTGCTCATGAATTAGCGCACTGCGCCCACTGGGAACACACTCCAGACCACAAGCGTTTAGAGAATAAGATATGTAATATCTTTATGAGAATGCTTAATGCAGAGGGTTACGAGTCAGAAGAAAAAGAATTAAAAGAAATTAAAAGTCAGTAGTC